TTTGGTCGTTTTGTTCAAACAATAATCTAATTGCTACTGCTGAAATTAATTTACGTGCTTGTAATAACAATCTTCTAACGTTGATTCTATCAAGTGCAGATTCTTTAATTTGCATTGTTTTGTTACCCCAAATTACAGTACCTACATCAGAGAAAGTAGCAATTGGATTAATTCTACCTTTATATAAGGTATCTCTATCGTCTTGTGTTAATTTACGTCTAGCTCTAATTGCGTTAACTAAACCTCTTGTGTAACCCGCAGATGCGAACCAAGGGAATGCGATGTTATCGGTTAATGCTAAATTCTTAACAACTTCTGAAGTTGGTGGAATATAGATTTGTGTGTTGTTAACCGCATCTCTTGTTAATATCCAAGGATAGTATGATGCCGTATAGTTAGAATCAATACCTGTTTCTTCTAAGTTATCGACTACTTGTTGTGGGTAAATAAGCCCCTCTTCAATATCGTTGTATGTAGGTAAGAATAAATTAAAATCAGGTGTTGTACAGATATAAATTGAATCCGCTCTATCCGTTTCAATCATGTCAATAGCCTCCTCAACTAAATTTGAGTTGTTCACGTAGTCAATTCCTGGTGTAGTAAATATGTTAATATTTGTTGCTTCAGGATTTGCAAATGTGTTTTGTCCCCATTTATATGCGTAATAGTCAGTATTAGCCCAATTTTCTTGGTTAGGTCCTGATATTGCTTTGAACGCTCCCCATCCTGTTGCAGTTGGATATGTAATACTTGGTTCAGCACCGTATTTAAAACCTGATTGTCCTAACGCATATTGGTCTCCGTTTGTTCTATATTCTCTATATATGTCCCATCCATCAAATCCCCCGTAAGCCATTAAAGTAAACTTACGAGTGTTTAATCTATAGTAAGGACTAGACGTATCTGTTGGTTCAGAATTAAATGACCCAACACCAACCTCAAACGCTGATTGTCCTGATGTTGCGTAACCATTAGCAATCGTTACTACAGTTGCCCCACTATCCATGTGGAATCCTTTAGTAATATATCCCCAATCCATACCAGTAGTATCGGTACCTAAATTAGCAGGTAATTGTTTACCCTTATACTCAAAGAAATCATAATCAATTCCTGAAATGTTTGATATACCTAAATATGCCTTTCTTGGGTTTTCACCACTTGATATTACAGGGTTGTCTCCACCATTAGAAGAACCAAAAGGAGGGTTATAAACAACGTCACCAGGTTTGAAATATTTAGTTTTATAAACTAAGTATGGTGGAGTTGCGTTAGCGTACTCTCTACTAATATACCCCTCAAATCCACAAGGAAGAGCATCTATTGGTGCTTCTTCGCTCATTTCTAACATTATATATTTAGAATTAACTTTGTATTCACCGTTTGATGTCCCTATTTTATTAGCCACATAATTATTATTAGACGGATCTAAAGAACAATTAGTGAAACTTTCAATAACTCTTGGGTTTTGATCGGTATCATAAAAATCTCTTATGAACACATCAAAAGTACTTGAGTTAAAGGATATATTACCTATCGACATCTTTACAAGTCTGTTTGCTGCGTTTCCATCGGAAATTAAAACAAATTTAAATAACTTGTAAACTTTATTACCTCTAAGTTCTGAAACCAAAAACGGAGTTGCTGGTGTTTGATACTGCTCTAAATAGAATCCTATTGTATCGGAATCTAAAGATCTTGCTCCCGGCAAATCAACCAAATCACAATATAATCCTCTAATCCTTCCCGCTCTATAACCTGTGGTTAAAAGACTTGTATATGTCTCTTCAACAAATAAAGGAACCTGAGTTCTATCTTTACCAAAGTTACTTCTTCCAAATACTTTAGAAATGAAGTTTTTATCTGAGGACAACATTGACGTTTGAAATTCAAACACGTCACCGTCGGACGATACGCCTGAAATTGAGAATGGTAAATAAGGGTTTTTAGTTACCGCAGAATATGAACCTGTACAAATCATTTGTACGTCGGTAACACCTGTCACTTCATAAGATGGTCCTGACTGAGTTGAGTTATAATTAGAAATACCTCTTGATCTTAATGTTGCAACGACTAAATCATCGTAATCTAAGAATGGTGTACCTGAATAATTAGTATTATAGAAAACACAAGAACCTGAGAAGTTACCAGTTGAACCTGTTAAAGTACTTAGTGCCGCCCCAAAACCTTGTCCATAATATGAACTAATATCAGTAGTTGGGTTTTGTGAATAATTAAATAATGCGTAGTACCAAGCATCATTAGTTGTTGCTGATAAATTAGCTAAAGATAAATTTACATTATTTACACCAAAAGATTCTGTGTATGCTGTAATTGTACCAGTACCATTTAATGTTGTACCTGTAACTAAATTGAATGTACCTCCACTTACTGTACCCCAAAATAGTGCGGTAGAACCTGTGGATGGTAAAGCATTTGCAAATGCATTAACTTGACTTGATATGAATACTCTTAAATCAGAATCAATAGTAGAAGTCCCGCCATTAAATTCTGTATATGTATTGTAAAAATTATTATTAACATTGATTGTACTTGGTACAGTCATGTTGTAAGTAATATTAGCACTTGTACCTGTAGTTCCTGTAAATGTTAAAATAGTTGAAGAAACTCCCGTTGCCGCAACTGTGGAAGGGTTAACGTTACCTATTGTTGTGATTGACCAAGATGGTCCTGCGTCGTATCCTGATAATCCTAATACTCTTGTTACAAAAAGTTGATTTGATTGTTGTAGGTATGCCTTAGCAATATATGCCAATTCATATTTAGGTATTTGTGTGTTAACGAATTTTTCAGGACTTGTTCCACCAAAATATACTTGGAACTCGTCAAAGTTCGTAATAAATATTGGTTCAAAAGCTGGACCCTGAAGAGTTTCACCAACTACACCTAAAGTTGTTACACCTACACTTTGTGCAACAAAAGTTAAATCTCTTTCTGAAGTATAGACTCCAGGTGAAACGAAAACTTTGTTTGATGATGCCATTTTTTTCTGTTTTATTAAGCGTTTTATTTTTTTATATAAATACCCTGAAAAAAACCAAAAAACTTTACATTTAAATAATATTTATTATATGGTGAGAAAAAATTCTGCCTTTTTTCTACCCACACTTAAAAGAAAATTATGAAAAAGATAAAAAACATAAAAATATCAATTGAGGCTCACCAAATCCTAAAAAGCTATTGTGATGATAATGATTTAAAAATGTATAAGTTTTTAGAATCATTAATTAAAAAGAATTGTGAGAAAAAAAAAGATATATACGGGGAGTGATTAGACTAAGTACGAGGTGGCGTTAATATTGGATTTTTGTGAATTATCTATCTTAACTACAATAATTTTTAAAACGTCTTCGTCATTAATTTGGATTAAGTCTAAATCATCACCAACATAGTTGTTATTAATATAAACAGAATATGACGAAATATTATTTGTTGATTCTATTTTAATATCCACACGGTACCTAAACACCTCACTTAATTGTGTCACACCACTTAAAAAATTAATATCTAAATCAAAAAAATTAGGTTTAGGTGGTTCAATTGTTACTCTTCTACTTTTAACTTTTGTGTCAACCTCAAACATAGTTACTTGTCTTGTGATTGCTGGAGAAATTTGAAACTCCTCCTCGTCAATTAAAAGTCCCTTCATTGTGAACTTATAATTTGCAATATAGTATTTTCTTTTTTCTAAATCTTTTGCCGATTCATCGGAAACATCATCCAACACAATTGGAATGTAGTGTCCCTTTATTTGTTGATATGCCTGTTTAGATGTGAATGTTTGCATTACAATTTTATTAAACTCATTGAGCTCCCTCATTCTATTACAGAATATTTTTACATTATAAGTAATATCTACAGGTATTGGTTGTGGTATTTTATAAACGTCAGCCCCCTTTCTTTGCCCGTCCCAAGTGGGTACCGTGTAATAAAAAAATTGTCGTCTATTTGGTATGTTTGCTGCTCCTCCTTGAAATGTTCCATATTTTACTTCCGGCATCCTAACCGTAGCAATAAATGGTAATGAAACGTTATTATCTAAATCTTGAAAATTCCAAGTTTCAGTAAACTGAGACCAGTTTTGGTTTGTTATTATTTTATTAATTGTTGGTACTTTTTTTTCACTTACAACTAACTGTAATTTGTCCTTAACAAAATCTAACATTCCTAAATCTAAATCTGCGTGTAGAACCCCTTTAGGTAAAAAAGTGCCGTCATTGGTTATGTCGTCTAACATTTCCTGTCTTCTTTCCCTACCAACTTTTTCAGGTATTAAAGGTAAATGTTTTTTTATTTTTTTAGGTAATGCCATTATTATAATCCATTAAATTCGTTATTATTTACAGGTGCCCCAATTATTGATCTATAAAATGGTTTGTACCCCCCATAGGTGTGTTTATTATCCGAAACAACACGACCATCGTTAACTACAGAATAATATCTGACTTTTGACTCTGTTTCGTAGTAACCAATATAATCACCATAAGCAATTTCAACACTTAAATTATCTAACTCATTTTGGTAAACACCTATCTTAATATTCCCTGGTTCTGTTTGTGATAATTTAGAAGAACCATAATCTGCATTTGTAGGAGCCTCAATTTGAACATATCCCCTAAACTCAACGGGAGGTAAGTATTGTATTGTATCTTCTAACGCTTCACCATAAACGTCGTCGTTATTGGTTCTTTGTCTATCAACTCTATAAAGAACTAAAATAAAATTCATATCCCCAACAAGCCACTCTTCACCCATTGATATGTCTAAGTCAAAATCTTGTTCAGAAAAAAACTTATTTAATCTAGTAATTGGAACTTTATTATCACTCATATATTATAAATACTTTAATTGATTTTTTATAATTATTTTGTTATTTTTATTTATAACGATATGGAAGACGTAATTTTAAAAACTCCTGAATCAAGAGCTCAACATTTATTAGATAATTATGTTGGGTCAAATAACTATATACTTAATTTAAAACATAAAAAAGAAAATAGTAAGTCTTTTACCTTAACAAGGGCTCAGTCAGAATACATCATAAACTTTCACGGAAGAACACCAAAAGTTGCTAAAAAATGGGTTAAACTTGATTCGTATTTTGGTAAAAAAATGATGGAGGAGAAAATGTACACAAAAGAACCAACAGAAATATACGTTGAAAAACTTTTGGTTGAGAAGGATAAATCTTACCATATATGGGGTAAAATATTTAGTGGAGATACTATCCACGATTTTTGGTTACCTAAATCCGCACTTATAAAAGATAACGAAGTAAAAAACGTTGTTGTTGATTATACAAAATATAATCACAGACTTCCAATGGAGCATCAAAAAGAATCAATTCAAAAATTAGTTGGTAATAAAAAATTCATATTAGCTGATGATATGGGACTTGGAAAGACAACATCAACAATTATAGCTGCTCTTGAGACTGGTGCAAAAAAAATATTAGTAGTTTGTCCCGCATCTTTAAAAATTAATTGGCAACGTGAAATTGAAAATTATTCAGATAGAACCATATATATTGCAGAAGGTAAGAAATTTTCAGATGAACATGATTTTGTTATAATAAATTACGACATATTAAAAAACTTCCATGATCCAAAAAAGGGTGACGAATCAACAATTTTAAATGCAAAGTTTGATTTAGTAATTATGGATGAAGCACATATGATATCTAATCCGCAGGCTCAAAGAACAAAAATAGTTAACAATATTTGTGATAAGGTTGAAAGGGTTTGGTTATTAACAGGAACCCCGATGACATCACGACCAATGAATTACTATAATCTTTTAAGTTTAGTTGAGAGTCCTGTGGCAGCTAATTGGATGGCTTATGCAAGGAGATACTGTAATGGGTTTCAGTTTAGTGTAGGTAGAAGAAAAGTATGGAATGTTACAGGGGCATCCAATTTAGATGAACTAAGAGAAAGAACACAATCGCATATTCTTAGAAGATTAAAAGAAGAAGTTTTAGATTTACCTGATAAAATCATTACTCCCGTTTATTTAAGATTAAAGTCTAAAGACTATGAAGAGCTCATGGGTGAATACTATAATTGGTACGACAATAATTCAGAAGAGTCATCCTCACTTACAATACAGTTTGGTAAATTAATGAAAGTTAGAAAAGTGATTGCTGAAGAGAAAGTTAAAAACACTATTGAGTTAGCAGAAAACATTATTGAACAAGGAAAAAAAGTTATCATATTTACTAATTTTACTGATACGTTACGAACCATTTATGAACATTTTGGAAAACAGGCGGTTTATTTAGACGGGTCTTGTTCAAAACCTCATCGCCAAAAGTCCGTTGACGACTTCCAAGAAAATGACAAAATTAAAGTCTTTGTTGGTAACTTAAAGGCTGCGGGGGTCGGTATTACTTTAACTTCTGCGGAAGCGGTTATAATGAATGACTTATCGTTTGTTCCTGCAGAACACGCACAAGCAGAGGACCGTTCACACAGAATAGGACAAAAAAAATCAACCTCAGTTTACTACCCTCTTTTTGAAAACACAATAGAGGGAGCTATTTACGACATCCTTAGTAGAAAGAAAAAAATAATATCAAAGGTTATGGGGGATGACATGTTATTAGACGACGCATCTTCAATAGAAGAAATGTTAACTATAATTTCTAATGGTAGGTGATATTTATATATCATGGAGGTTGAAATTAAATATGATGGGTGTACCCCAACCAAAGAAGAAAAAATTCTAATTAATCGTTTTATTAATAATCTTAAGAAATCACATCCTCTTAACGATGACGTAACTATCGTTTTTCAAACGGAAAGATCGGAAAAAATGACAACGGGAGTTAGAACCAATAATCATAAATTAAAAATATTAGTTAAGGATAGACTTAATAGAGATATTTTAAGAACGGTTGCACATGAGTGGGTTCACGAACACCAAAGGAGTGTTTTAAAAAGAAAAAAACAAAAAAATATTGGAAGTGAGAACGAGAATGAAGCCAATGCCAAATCCGGAGAAGAAGTAAAAAAGTTTGAAAAAACAAATAAAAAATTAGAAAAAACTATATATTCTAGATTTAGTGAGGAGATTTCTAAAATAGAAAGTATTTTAAATGAAGAGATACCAAGTAATCGTAAAATCATTTCAGAAATAAAAAAAATAAGTATAGAACAATTACCCTATGATTATGATTCTTTAGGTTCATTTATAGATGATGAAACTATGAAAACCCACTACACTAAACACTATAAGGGGTATGTTGAAAAATTAAATCTTGAGTTAGAGAAAGTATCAGGTAAAGATATGGACATAGAAGAAATAATAAAAAAAATATCAAGATTTAATAAAAAAGTTAAAAACAATGGGGGTGGTGCATTCAACCACGCATTATTTTGGAAAATGATGACACCTAAAAAAACAACACTTAAAAATCCATTATTGTTTAAAATTGAAAAAACTTTTGAATCTGTAGAATTGTTTAAAGAAAAGTTTGAGGAAATTGCAAAAACTAGATTTGGTTCAGGTTGGGTATGGTTAATATTAACTAAAAATAATACATTAAAAATTGTAACAACACCAAATCAAGATAACCCATTAATGGATACTGAAAAGAATGGGGGATACCCGTTACTTGGTTTAGATATATGGGAACACGCATATTATTTAAAATATAAAAACGAAAGAGATAAGTATATTCACAACTTTTGGAAAGTGGTGAATTGGGATTTTGTTTGTGATGTATATGTATCGCAAACAAAAAAGAAGATATAATGATTTTATTTTTAAATACAAAGATATTTATATAATAAAACATCTATGGCAACTACCGTAATTATTACAGAACCAGAAAGAAGTAGGATGTACAAAAGAATCAGAAATCTTTTGGGTGCCCCTTTACGTTCAGTGGAATTAGAGGACGAACAACTTGATTCCCTTTTAGAACTTTCAATTGAAGACTACGAACAGGCGGTTCAAGATTGGTTAATAGAGTCCCAATGGGCGTCTGTTGCAGGATTAAACGTTGAGGAACAATCAATAGCAAGAGCACTTACAACAAAAGACATGAATTGGGAAACCCAATACACCTACGCATACTCAAAGATAGTTGGGTTGCAGGCTGGGGGAGACTGGGTTTTAAAAAAAGACTACATAGATTTAGTACCAAACCAACAAGTATATGAAATACCTGCTTGTCGAGAAGTTAATGAACTTTTATGGTTTAGCCGATCAGAATTAGATGCGGCTTACTTCGACCCGTTTATGGGTGGTTTTGGTGGTATGGGTGGTGTTGGTTTAGGTGGTGGTGCGGGGTTTTCACAAATGGGAAATTCGGGTAACTATTTTGTAACA